TAATCTTTAATCGCAGACTTGATTGCATCTTCGGCCAGTACGCTACAATGTATCTTTACTGGCGGTAGACTGAGTTCTTCTACGATATCTATGTTCTTTATTGCCCGTGCCTCGTCTAATGTTTTACCCTTTACCCACTCTGTCAACAGGGATGATGAAGCAATTGCACTACCACACCCGTAAGTCTTGAATTTCGCATCTTCAATGACGCCTCCATTGACCTTTATCTGTAGTTTCATTACATCACCACACGCAGGTGCCCCGACCATGCCCGTACCGACTGACTTATCGTTCATGTCCATCTTACCCACATTGCGTGGGTTGTCGTAGTGGTCTAATACTTTCTCTGAATATGCCATTAGAATCCGTCGTTTATCTTCTGTTTCGTAAGTAGTTCTGTTTCTTTAAATCCTAGACTCATTGATATTTCTGTAGGTGCGCCATCATCAAAAGATTTAACGCCAGTTGGCGTATAATTAACATCACACCTTTCTAGCACACAAGTTGCAATCTTATTATAGAAAGTATTCTCTGTTGCTGTTTCAGGGTCTGTCTGATACATGTAGTGAATATCAAATGTTGATGGTAGTGTCATGTATCTATGATTTGTTCCTTTCAGTTCTGGTGCCATATGAAATCTAAACAGTTGTATAATTGCCTTTACTTCATCTGTTTCGTCCGCACTTCTTGGTCTAAAGTTGAATGTATAGGAGAATTCTCTCAATGACATATTATTAAATGCCACTTCTATAAACGGATTAGTTGTTTGACCGAATATCTTGTTAAATACTTGCTCTGTACCGCCACCACCACCAAAGGCCGCATCTACAGCCGTGATGCCTGCTTTCTTTATCATTTCAGTAAGCATTCGTTCGCCTGTTCCTATGAAGTTCTCAGCAGCGCCCTCGAAATCTCTGTTTTTAACTTGATTAACGATATCAGCACCACCTAGTGCAAGATATCCTAAAAGACCCATATCAAATCCTGTGTAAGAAGCATTAACATTATTCGTAACATCAGGAGGCAGATATAGAGCAACTGAGTCTGTAATTCTTGATGTTAAGTCTACTCTAGCAGCAACACCCTCTGTTGGTTGTCTTTGCCTCATCAAAGTAACTTGATTTGACTGCAAGACATTACCTCGAGCACCAGAATATGATTGTTGTTTCTGATACGCTACTTCATCAGCGTTAGCGCCTGTGTTATAATGATAGTTTGTTTTATATTTGGTCATACTTTCTTGAGATGGCAGTTCACCTGGGGGCGCCGATTCGTATTGTTTACTTTGTGTTTCTATAATATCACCAATCACGGCATAGTTGCCATCATCATTGTATCCATGATATTTGTACTTTGTTTTGTTCTGAACATTAACATAGAACAACATATAGTGTCCGTATTCAGGACTTGTTGTTACCTCTGTTGGATATGTGAGAGTGGTAAATCTAAATGGGTCTTTGCCAACTAGTAAATCTGTATTACCTAGTTTATCTCCGAATGTTGCATACTTTTCTGGTATCTTTGACTTTTCAACAGGAGGGTTTGCAAACGCACTATCGTTTCCTAAAGTGTGTTGGGCATTCTCATGCATCTTTTTTCTTAGAGCATCAAACTCAGCAGTAGACTCCTCTGCTATTCTATCTATTCTATCATTTTGAAATTGGTCGTGTGCTTCTCTTTGTTTTTTTGCCTTTTCTTCTGCTGCTAGAGCGGCTGCCTCATCAGATTTATTTGCTATGTCGTCTATTCTATCATTTTGTACTTTGTCGTGTTTCTCTCGTTCAACTTTAGCTATTCTTTCTCTTACATCAACAAGTCTTTGCCTTTGCGACTCGCCTATTTTCGCTGACCTGTCATTAGCAAGGTCTATTTCTAGTTGTTTTTCAAATGCTTCAATTTCTTGTTCAACTTTCCACTCATCAACTACTTGTTGTCTGTGTGTGTGGGCTTTCTGATGACTCAATATCTCTGTTGCTTTTGCTTCGGCGTCTTTTCGTGCTGCAGCTGCATCTAGTTCTGCACCTATCACCCGAGAACTATAGTAATCTTTATATCCTGTTTCTATGTTTTGTTGTGCCTCTATCGCTGCCTTTTCAGCTGCTATTTCAATTTGCACTCTTTGTTCTCTCATATCTGCAAACTCAGACGGTCGAATAAAATCTGTATCAGGTGACACAATACTAGCAATAGACTTACCAGCATCAACATACCCCATACCAAAATCAACAACACCTTTACCAATGTCCGATACATTGTCTACGAACCTATCAAGCGATTGGGATGCAGCGTTCTTAGAGTCCACAAGATGTCCCGTCAATGTGCCGAGCACAGTACTATCATTTAATTCAACGAATTTTTCACTAATAAAATCAGCAGCTGGCTTAGTAACAGTATCAATAGCGTCGCTTACTATTTGAAGTTTGCTTCTTTCATCTTGAACCAACTCTAACTGAGTTTGAAAATTTGCATTTTCTTTTATTTTTTGTATCGCATAGTTATCTGCATCAGCAGGGTCTTGACCATCAATTAATGAAGTTACAATTCGTTCTTTGTCTTTAAAATTCTTTAAAGACTCACTACCTGAGACCATGTTTATCTCATTAATTTGATTCAGACTATCGCCGAATAACTCTATATCTTTAGCACTACGAAGATTTGTGGTAATTTTTTTACCTGTAAAATTCTCTGGAGTATCAAAAGACATAAAATCTTGGTCTAAATAGTCACCTTGTGCATCAAGTCCGCCTCTATTATGTCTAGTGTTGCCACCGACTGTAGAAATATCTAATGGTTGATACCAAGAAAGTCCTTGTTGTTCTCTTGCTGCTTTACCACTCAGACTGTAGTGAGCATCATCAAGTGCTTTTATTTTGGCCTTTTCAGCATCTTTTATTGCATTTGCAGCAGCAATGTCAGAGGAATTTTTACCACTAAATCCTACTTTATTGGTCTTTTCAGCAGCTAATGTTGCCTGATAGGTGTTATTTGAGAATGTACCATAAGCATTATCGTGTATTATTGTATTGAAATCAGGAGTTGCACTATTGACTTGAGAAATATGCGACTTCTCTGACGCTATCAGTTTAAATAGATTCTCGTTGTTACTTGCAACAACAGCTGCAACTGAAGCCTTCTTATTATTAGGAGTGATGAATTTACCATTTGCACCAAGTAACCTTCTTCCTGCCATTATTGTTCCTTTTTTACTAAATATTGATATAACTATTTATAATCATTATGCCAACATATAAAGGTAAGTTCACACCAGATAATCCTAGTAAGTATATGGGTGATGTAGAAAACATCATCTATCGTTCAGGTTGGGAAAGGCGTGCAATGAAATACTTTGATGTGAACCCTGGTGTATTGAAATGGGCAAGTGAAGAAGTAGCAATACCATACTACGATAGTGTGGGCAAGAAAGTGCGTAGATACTTTCCTGATTTTCTAATCAAGGTGAAAAATGCTGAAGGCAATACGCAAACTCATCTTATCGAAGTAAAACCATCTAAAGATTTGCGACCCCCTGTAGGTGGTCGTGGCAAAAAGAAGTCAACAGTTCTATATGAGATGAAAACCTATCGCATGAATCGTGATAAATTCGCAGCGGCACGCAAGTGGTGTGATGATAGGAATATTATATGGGATATCTGGACTGAAAAACAACTCAAACAGAAAGGTTAGTTACTGAGGTAGCGCACTGCCGAAGTGATATTGCAGATTTATGTCTGTACTTTGTACACTAGTGCCTTGATTTATTTCTGTACCAGCGTGTATATTCGTCTGAGAGCCTCCACCAGAAACTACGGTTATTGCTTGTTGTGATGCCTGATTGGCTGAATCAAGCATATTTTTAGTTTCTGCTTCTAACTTGTTGAAACCTGTTTGAGCAAAATACCCGATAGGCTCAAATAGACTATCTCTACCAACTCCTCTTAGGCTTGTATTTTGTTTTAAGTCGGACATTCTTGCAAGATTGGCTATAAACGCAGCTTGAAATGGCGAATCATCAGCAAAAGGTGTGTCTAGTAACTTTGGATTATTTAAATCTGCAAATGTTCTGTCATATCCATCAACTATTGGTGTTGATGACATTATATCTTCTATTGATGTACCAGAACCAATGTCTACTAGCATAGACTCTATACCACCACCTAGTTTAAATCCTTCACCAATATTAGTCCATTGTATTCTTCCGCCAGAATTTGAAAAGTAATCATACATTTGTTGAAGTTTTGTTTTTATAGCTGTTTGAATAGCTGGATTATCTGCCGCGGATCCTGTGAATACTAATTCATCACTAAGTGGATTAATGCTATTTCTCACACCACCTAAATTGTCAGCGCCGCCAGCGGAACTTGCTAATGACTGTAAGGTTGTTGTTGGCGTCATGTCATAAGATTCTGCAATATCATTTACACCACCAACATTACCTAAATCAGTTGGTATTCTAATACCAAAAGGCAATATTGAATTTACTACCGCCGCAACTGCACTATAGGCTGTTTTTAAAAAACTTATTGTTAAGTCTTTTAATGTAGGTAGAACCGATTCGTTAAAAAATGTTTTAACATTATCAAGAAGTTTTTTAATTGGGTCGCCCTCTGAATTTAAGTCTGTGTACCAACCCTCAAGGGTTTCAAATATGTTTGCTACAACACCTACTATTTGTTCTCTGTACTTTTTAAATAATAGAAACGCACCGCCTAACAATAAACCTTTACCTATAAACTTAGCAGCAGTGCCTAAACTGCCCGATAGACTTTTGAGTCTTGTTCCTAGAGCAGAAAATGTTCTACTGACAATTCCTGGTTGACCACCGCCATCTCCGTCGTTCTCGCCTTTCTTGTTTTGTGCGATATCGATTAAATCTTCAGGGGGTGGTGGAGGTGGTGTTGAAAAGGCATCTATTAGTCCACCTATTTTTGAATCAATACTAAACAAAGCCCCTGTGTTTGTTCTTATTTGTCCTAGTATTTGACTGAGTAGTGTTACTTGTGATTCTTTACCTGTCGGCAACATTGATATTTCACCTTCAGCGTTTACAGGGTCTATTGATGATTTAACATTTGCTAGACTCATACCTTTACTAGGGTCGGATGCGAATGAACCCCTTTGTTTCATAGTGCCATCATTTCTTAGAACACCTTTTCTATCTCTATATGTTCCCATTGGTGTTGTAGGTCCTTCTGTTTCGGGCGACTGTACATTACCAGACTTTCCTCCACCCATCAGACCACCAACAGCGCCTAAGACGCCTCCAGCAGCATCTGCTGCTATACCACCAACTGTTGAGGCTGCATTTAACACTCCGCCAGTTAAACTCATGGCGCCGCCTGTTAATGACATAGCGCCACCTATAACTGGTATTGCCATAGCTCCTAATGCTGCAATTACTGGTATTGCCATGTTTTATCCTTTTCCTTCAGCTTGTCGTTGTTTTTGTTTTTCATTTTCTTCTTTTATATACTGCACCAACATTTCAACATACACTTCCCTTTCCCAAGGCATCATATTTTCTAATTCTGTTAGACTATATTTATGATGTTGCATCAAAGAGAAATTTGTTGTCATGTAATTCTCTAATGAAGTATGAGAAAGGGCTATACGAAAAAATCGTTTAGTCCAGTCAATAATACTTGACTCTCTATTTTTGTTTTAGGATTCTTTACCGTAACTTCATGTGCAAGTTTAGGCATAGTATCAAAAAACTTTTGTATATCTTGAAACTGTTGTGTATTTAATTGTTCAACAAAGTCAATCAATTCTTGTTTAGTTGAATCCTTTGCATCAAAAACTTCTTCACCCTTTTTGTCATATATGTGGTCAATACAAGCAACAATTACATCTAACATATTTTCAGTAGAAATGTTTGTAACTTCATTCTGACTAAACGAATCAATACTTGGGTATTTCATTATAACGCCCATTTCATCAGTTAATTCAATCCTATTTGTATGGTCGTTATCAACTTCAACTTCAACATCATTTAAGTGAACTTCTACATTACCATAAGTTTTACCATCATCTTGACATAAAACTTTTAATTTAGAAATTTCACCAACAGACTTTGCCCTAATGTTTAGAAACATGTACTCAACATCAAACATAGGTGCAGAACCTAATTTTAGTTTATTAAAAGTGCATTGTTCAACAATGTTTTGAACAGCACGAAGCATTTCATCTGTATTGCCAGATTCCATTGCCATCAATAAAATCTTTTCTTCTTTTACCAAAAAGGGGCGATACTTTATTTTTTCGCCTGTTGATGGTACGACCAACTCATATGTTGGTACATTTATTTGGGGTAACGCCATAATTTATTCTCCTAATTATATAATATTATGTATTTGTTATCTAAACTTTTCTCGTATCGCTCGCCTTTGTGCAAACCCTTCAACATTTGATTGTTTAAGAACGCCGTTTCCAGGAAGTCTTTCTACTATGTCTGGAAGTTCTGTTATTGTTTTAAAGGCTGTGCCTGATTCTAAGTTTTCTATTTCCGTCCATCTTCTGTATGCGAACTCTATAGTTAAGAGTCCAATCATATCTGTTGAATCATATGAATATTCTATTGGTGCTATTGTGGCAGGATAAACTTCTTCACACCTTACACCATATACTCTACCTTTACCACCTAATTGATATATGTCCATATGGCCACTAGCATACTTATTGTAGTATTGTGCTTTATGTGTTCTTGGGTTAATCGACATTTCTAACCATTTATCAAACCAAGATTTTATTGTAAGATTTTGGTCTAAGTAGAAGGTTGCTGTGATATTACCAGCAAATGAACGAGATTGCACCATTTCTCTTGCTGGTTCAGAGGCAAGTCTTTGTGTTTGTTGTTCTAAATTGTGTCCAGGCATAGTAATACTATTACAAAGCAAATTCAAATTTCTACCTTCTGTTCCTCCAGGATGTCCATCAGGAGCATAAATATCAACTTCATATTTATTCGCTTTAGCAAGTCCGTTGCTCTTTTTAATCAAACTAATAAAATTGTTAATTGCGCCCATATCTATCTGTTACCGAATGAACCACCTTTGAATCGTGCAACTGGTAAAAATATACCGATTGCCATTTCGTTTGGCGGAATGTTTAAAAAAGATGACCTAACTTGACTAAACAGATAGTGTTTTATACACAATCTGAAGAATCTATTGTTCTCTATGCCACCTGTTAAATTATATCGTGTGTTTCTGTCAAAATTCTTATCACTTGCATACTTAGAAAGTTGTCTTAGAAATGTAACTCTCTGTGCCATAGGCAGATAGTGAAAGTTCAATCCGTAGAACCCACCCTTTGCAGCCTGAAGTGGCAGAATAAGTGGAAACTTGTCATAGTATGGTAGTGTTGCCTTGTGTTTCGGGTCATATGCAAACAAATTCATCACACCGTATTTTGGTTTTAATGTTGCCTTGCCTTGATTGATTAACGCCCTCGCACCAGGTGTAGTCATTTTCTTGACCTCTTTCTGATACCAAGTGTATGATTTAGGACCCGTTGTTGTATCAAGAATTTTGTCAAATACTGTTTTTGCCATGCTACTATTTATACAGGTTTGTAGATAGTTATTAGTTCTTCTTTACCTTTAACTTTGATTTTATCTACTTCAACAGACTCGATATTTTCGAGTTGTTCCATCGTGTAACTCGAATAGAGTGTAGGTGAATCTTTGAAATCGCCTCTGCCTGCCGTTGCCTCTAGTCGTGCAGCCAGATTAACTGCATCGCCAATAACTGAGAAGTCAAATCGTGTTGTACTACCCATGTTACCCACAATTGCAGTACCAGTATTCACGCCTGTGCCTACATTGATATCAGGCAGACCTCGTTCTTTGTATCGTGCCTTGAGTTCTAGTGTCTTTGCTTCTATTTCGATTGCAGATTTAACTGCCATTTCAGCGTGATTTGGCATATCAATCGGTGCGTTGAATACTGCCATGATACAGTCGCCCATAAACTTGTCTATCATACCGCCATTGTTCAGTAGTATCGTTGTCATTTCATCTAAGAATTCATTGACTAGTTCTACTAGGCCTTCGGGGTCGTCTTTGTTCTTATAGAATTCTGATATAGGTGTGAAACCTATAATGTCCATAAACAGAAATGACATCTCTCGTCTGTCGCCACCTAGTTTCAACAAGTCAGGATTCTTCTGTAGAGCTGCAACTTGTCGTGGGTCAAGATAGTGTTCAAACTGTTTCTTAATCTGTTGTTTGAGTCTAAATTCAAGTATGAATCGATTGAATGTACTATGAAACCCTACGATAAAGAATGTCAACAATGCCCATGTAATGTCTACTAGAACCAATTGTGTCGTAAACATGTGTTGGAAATAATATACGCCAGAACCGAAGATACCAATCAATGAGAGACCGATTACCCAGTATGGCAGAAATCTCGTTATCAATATAATTGCAATGCCTAATAGAAGTCCTGCGAGTAGTTCTAATAGTTCATCATATCGTTTGATTGTTTCGCCATCAAGTATCGTCTGTAGTGTCTGTGCTGATATCACATAGTCATACTGTTCGCCAGTAGGCGTTGCAACGACACCACCTAGTCCTTCTGCCGTCATGGCAATAATGACTGTCGTTCCTGCAAGTTCGTCAAAGTTCTCTGCACTGGCAGAGATTGTCTTAAATTCTTTATTCCATCGTACCCAGACTCTTGCATTTGTGTCTGTGTTGATTGTTGCATATGCAGGCACTCTCATTGCAATGATGCCTGATTCGTCTGCCTTGACCTGATATGACGGGTCGCCAACTGCAACTCGTATTGTTTCGATTGCCATGTTTGGGTAGACTTCTTCGCCTATCTTCATCAGCAATGGCACTCGTCTGATTACACCATCTATTTCAGGTGCAGTATTAATGACACCCACACCAGATGTACACTCTGCAAGTTTAGGTAATGGTCCGACCATGCCTGGCCATTCAAACAGATATGGTAGTGGGTCGCCTATCTTTGCAACACCTCGTGGTACTGCATTACTCGTGGTCTTTTGTGTCGTGCCTGTTTGTGCAATGACTGTACCGTACCCTAGTGCCTCACAGAACACATCATCGCCACCCATTCTATCTTCTTCACTAAACAACAAGGGCATCACAATAATGCCTGTTTGTGCGTTTCTTAAATCAAATATGAGTTGTGCAAGAACATCTCGTTTCCACGGCCATTGACCGTACTTTTCGATTGCCTGTTCATCTATGGTAACTATTGATACTGCTTCAGAAGGTGTCTTTACTTCGTTCTGTAGTACATAGTCAAATGATTTGAGTCGTAGTATTTCTTTGACCCACGGATCCTGAAATCCTATATAAGTCAAAACTATAAGTGTAACAAATGCTATAGTCCAGTGTGATAATATTTTCTTCATGGTACTATTTAGTATTGGCGTCAGCAGCTAGTTTCGTTGCGAATTGCATCGCTGTCATGCCACCAGAATAAATCACTTC